ATTCCAGCCGGTGATGTGTCGGCAATGTTGTTCGCGCACCGCTTTTTCAGTGCAACGCACTTTGTTGATTTCCAAGCGTTTAAAAAAGTCTCCGTATATTTTCGTGGTAACGATGCCGGGGGCAGTGATAAAGCCGACGCTGACGCAAGTCATCAGGCCACGGCCCTCCGATTTGTCGGTGCTCATTGTGATGACCGCTTCTTTGCCATTGATGTCGATGTATTGTTTGCTTGTTGCCTGAAACGATTTACCGCCGTAATTTTTGCGGCCGTAGTTGGTGTGAATAACTCCGAAACCCAAGATTGTTTTTTCCATGTCGATCTCCAAACAAGGTTCTGACATCCGGTCAGATCGGTAGTGCGATAGCACTGCACAGAACACCCGCGAGGATGTCCTGCACGCTACTATCAAGCAGGCAGCAAGGCTGACAGAGCACGCTGTTTCAGATCAGCGCCAGCACCCCATTGCGATGCAACAAAGCGGTTCTCATCCGAACGCGCACGGGCGTGGTGGTCGGCGTACTCGGTGAACGCATTGAGCAAGCCCCAACGCGTACCCATCACGCCGTCCATCTGAGCACCCATGCCCGCGCCGTTGAACAGCGACAGCACTTTCTTAAAGCCCGCAGTCTCGCGGACCTTCTCGCTGTTGCCGAACACGTTCGCCGTGATGTCTGCGGCTTCTTCTTCCACCAACTCGATGTTGGCCAGCTTGACCACGTTGAAACGGAACGCGTCCCAAGCAGCAGTGTTTAACCCCATGAAGTCTTTGACTTGATCAGGATCGAACGTCGAGCGGTGAGTCACCCGGACCGAAGCTTGATCGCCCCGTGCCATCTGCAAGGTGTTCTTGCAAACGGTGCGGACCGTGGTGCGGCGCACTTCGGTGGCCAGTGATCCGTCAGCACTGGTGCTGATCAGGATGTAGCCGCCGATCTTGTCTGCTACCGAAGTCGGAGCAGCCTCGCCGATTTTGGCTGTCGCCCAGAAGCGTTTGCCGCCGTAGATGGTGCCTGCCGCAGACAACTCCAAGCCACCGGCCCGGGCGATGTCGCGGAAGAATTCGATTACTTCGCCGGGCTGCACGACTTGATAGCGCTTGGACACAACCCCCAACGGAGCCTTCGAGTCCGAGCGGAACAGAACGTGCTGTTCAGGCAATTCCATTTGACCGCCACCGAATTCGGTGTTGTAGCGGACGATACCGCGTTTGATTCTCCAGTCCATGCCAGCGGCTACGCGCCAAGCATCGAGGCTAGTGCCATCTTCGAGTGCTTGACCCAGACCGTGCCATGGTGTTCCGTCCGAAGCAAGGTATGCAAATTCGACGCGGCCATCAACGTGGGTGGTGAGTTCGTGAGACATGATTAAATTTCCTTTAGGTTGGTTTAGATACTGGCGTTAACCAGAGTGCGGATCGCACTGTGCAGGGCACTGCATGCCCTGCCCGCTGTGATCAGCTAAGTTCGACGCATCCCATGACCCATCCTCTGGCCATGCCAACTGCGTCCGATTTGTCGGGGGTGAAGTAATCGAGATCGAGGTGTCTCACGCCGTCGGTGAAACACAAGATCCTGAATTCTTCGTAGTCAAAGTCGTAGGCAACCACGGCGTGCCGTGGGCAACCTTCCGGTGCGTAGCTATACACGTGTCTCATACATTCCTTCCAGAGTTCCGTCCATCACCCTAAACAGCAAAGCCTTGGCACGGTTCAGCGATTGCCGAGCGCCTTCGACATCACCGAAGGCCATCTGTTCTTGCGCGTCCGACATGATGCCGGCGACCACCATGTTGGCGCCCGAGCATTTGTACGTGATCGAACGGGTCACGCTGTCGATGAATTTGTTGATGTTGCAACCGTATACTTTTTGTTCGTCCATGATGAGCTCCTTAAACTTGAGCGCCGGCGTAGGCGTCGACGTATTGAATTTCAAAGCCAAGGGCCTTGATCGTTGCGATGTCTTCAGTGCTGAAGGTCTTAGTACCGGCGAGCTTTGCAAGCCGCACGGCAGTGGCGTTGGTTGGGTCAGGGTAAAACTTCATGACGCCGTAAACGCATTTGATGGTGAGAAAAACAACTGGCATATCAAGCTCCTACTGGTGCAAACAATTTACGACCTTCGCGCAAGAACACGCGAATGGCTGCGGCTTCTTTGTTGTCCAACTCGTCGTTGTCCAACATCTCTTTCATCACGATTGCCATGTCCAACAAGCTCATGCCGTAGACAGCGCGTTTGTCGTTGAGAATTTGAATTGCTGTTTTGATGTCCATATCGATCTCCTGAAAATATCAAGCCGTTACGGTCGCCTGACTACACCGCCAATGCCGAGCACGCCGGGCATTGGTAAGGGCCGAAGCCCTATGGGTTAGGAGTTGAGCCACTCCTCGAATGTTTTGATTGGCAAGCCGAGCGACTCGGCCCATGCCACATAGATTTGATAACGTGATTGCAAACTTTCTTTCATGCTGCTAACTCCTCTGAAAGTACACCGGTAATGTCCCGGCCATTGGCCAAACGGCCGCTCATAAAAATACTGCGTTCTATTTGTTTTAATGTGGGCAGATAACAACCCGAGTAATCTGTCCACTGACCACACTTGCGCGTGCCTTCAAACCAAACCAAGTAAATCGCAAATTGATTTTCTGGGTGGCCGATCGCGCCAACCGTGTAAACCTGAGCGTCTTTGTGCTCGATCCGAACAATCAATTGGTTGAGGTAGAAGTCTTTGCGAGTAAGCGTTTTTGGCATGTCAATTTCCTATGCGGCAATTCGCGCCGCTGCGTTGGACAAGACGTCCGCTACTGCCCTCGGTAAAGGGCAGGGACTGAAGTCTTGGAACAGCCAAGAACAGGTTTGGCTGGGGCGGGGGATTACCGACGTGCCCGTTTGATAGGACCTTTACGTGCTGGTTTAGCTCACCGCCTCAAGACTCTTGCCCTCATGGACTCTGTCTCACCAGAACATCTATCGGTCGTCTGGAACGTATCCCCTTGTTGGCTGGGCGGGGAAGCAAGAACAAAGAACAAATCAACCAACACCTCTAATGTAGTTGCCAATAACAGGCCCTGTCAACTATTTTCTTGAATGTTGCTCAAATACAACAAAATCGTGTTGTAAAAATACAACAAAGAAAGATTGACTTTGCCCACTTGACCCGGAAAACCCGCTGAGCTAACATGTGCACGCGCAGGTGCGCCCGCAAAAAGGCGTACAAACCTACGAAAGCCGCACTGCGGCTTTTTGCCTATTTGGAGCCCACATGGCCACTAAGACAATCACAATCGAAATGGCCGACGATGGCAGCATCACGGTCAGCACCTCAGAAGGCGGAGAGCCTTATCAGTGCAAGGACATCGACGAGTGCCGCAAGTACGTCGACATGATGCTTTCCGAAGAACAAGGCGAAAGCCCTGAAGAGCAATCCACAGAAGGTCCCGAGGACTACAGCAAGATGTGGAATCAAGAGGCGAAGAGCCGTCAACCCCAACCCGGCCTCATGGCCTAATTTCCGGAGATAAACATGGAACAGAACTACGCAAACCCCGCTTCCCGTAACACTATGCGTGCCGCTGGCGGCATGACGGCCAACTCGGCCAAGATGCCCGGTGGCCCAGTGGGCAGCAACCAGACCCAAGGCGCTGGCCAGATCCCCGGCAAGGTCTCCGTGCCGATGCCCGGAACCGATGCTACGCAATCGCCCTACACCGGCGGCATGGCCAAGACGCCCGTTGGCTTCAACAACGGCATCATCAACGGCATGATCTAAGGCCCCAATGAAAACGCCTGCTTGGCAACGCGCAGAGGGCAAGTCGCCATCCGGCGGCTTAAATGCCAAGGGCCGGGCCAGTGCGAAGGCTGAGGGAATGAACCTCAAGGCCCCCGTGAAGTCTGGCGACAATCCTCGCCGGGCTTCGTTCTTGGCCCGCATGGGCAATATGCCCGGCCCGGAACGCAAAGACGGGGAGCCCACGCGTTTGCTGCTTAGCCTCAACGCATGGGGCGCCAGCAGCAAAGCCGACGCAAAAGCCAAGGCCCACGCGATCAGCAGCCGCAACGAAGGCCTTGTTCGAGGAGCAATGAAGCATGCCAAGTAAATCACCGGCCCAAGCCCGCCTGATGGCGGCTGCCGCGCACAATCCCGCCTTCGCCAAGAAGGTGGGTGTTCCTACGTCCGTGGCGCAAGACTTCAACAAGGCCGACACGGGCGGCGGGCTACTACGAGGAGCGATGAAACATGGCAAGCAGACGAAACCCAAGCAGGGCCGCTGACCTAGCAGGTGCGCCGCCCAAGCTGGCCACCCTTGCCGATCTGGCCATTCCCACAGACGTGGACACCGGACACCGGCATGCTCGGCAGCGGGCCAGCAAGAAGCCGATGGGCATCAACCTCAAGGCCGTGGCGGAAGCCTGCGTCGACGAGGGGCTGGATCCAGCAGTGGAGATTGCCAAGGCGCTCAAGGCCACGATCCCGATGTGTCGCAATGGCCAGCAGGTGTTCGACGACAAGGGCTTGCCAGTGATGGTGCCGTTGCTCGATGTGGACACCCGCATGCGCACCCTGAACGAATTCTTGCAGTACACGCAGCCCAAGCTCAAGAGCGTTGAGGTCAAGATGTCCGGCAGCTTGGACCTGACCAGCGAACAGCTTGACAACCGGCTGAACATGCTTTTGGCCAAGGCCACGACCAAATGATCCAACTGGACCGCATCGACACGCAGTTGCTGGACGACGACGAGAAGCGGGAGCTGTACGAGCTTCTGCGCTTGAAGGACATCCGGGCCAAGCGCAATCGGCTGCTCACCTACGTGCCGTACCGCAAGCAGGTCGAGTTCCATGCAGCCGGGGCGGATTACCGCGAACGGCTCTTCATGGCTGGCAACCAGCTTGGCAAGACGTGGGCTGGCGCCTTCGAGGTCGCCATGCACGCGACGGGCCGCTACCCGTCTTGGTGGAAGGGCAAGCGGTACCCCTACGCCATCCGGGTGATGGTTGGATCCGAATCGGCCGAGTTGACCCGCAAGGGCGTGCAGCGTTTGCTGCTTGGCCCGCCAGAGATACGGGAGGAGTGGGGCACTGGCGCCATTCCACACGCATGCCTACGCGACACCAGCATGAAGCAGGGCGTCCCGGATGCCGTCTCCAGCATAGTTGTCCGCCATGAGTGCGGCGAGGACAGCGTGATCCAGTTCAACAGCTACGACCAAGGCCGCACCAAGTGGCAGGCCGACACGGTCGATCTGGTGTGGTTCGACG